TTTTTCGTACTCGGTGACGAATGTGTTGGTGACCTCGCTGATGCTGTTGGCCAGGGCCGGGCGCATAAACGGGGCGGCAGCCATCTTCTCGGTACCGAACTCGATCAAGCGCCAGTGCGGCGTTGGCGAGTTCGGGCTGAGGTCGCCGCCATCCTTGAGCACGGCGCCGTGCAAAACGCCGACCCTGAAACCGATGTCGCCGGTCTGCTTGAACAGCTTGCCGTTCCAGCGCAGGGCAATGTTGTCAGCAATCGAGCGGCCGGTTTCCTTGTCGTCGATCCGCTCGGCGCCGTCCTTGGCCTTCTGCATCACCACCTGAGCGGCCTTTCGCAGCGCTGCCCGGCCCCCCTTGCGGCGAACGTCATAGCTGACCGACTCCAGCTTCCCCAGCAGGCTATCCAAGCCGGTGATGCTGAACTCGACGTTGTCAGCCATCTTTCACCCCTTTCGATACGAGGATGGTCAGGTACTCCAGGCCGGACTTGTCATCCTCCAGAGGCGGGCCTTCGATGCTGTAAATCTGGCCTCGATGGACAATGCGCATGGTGGGCAGAACGTCAGGCCGGTACCGAATGACAACTCGGGCTGTGGCCTCCGACTGGGCCGCCTGGGCGGCGATCAGGTCGCGAGCTGACAATGGTGAGACTTGAGCCCATACCGAAACCAGCTTCTGCCACACCGGCTCACCGTATTCTCCTGAAGCAGGGTCGCGAGGTTCGACCTTATGCTGGAGCTCGACGCGGTGCCTCAGGTCACCAGCTTTCATAGATTCACCCAGCGGTGAGGACCCCAGAGAGCTTGGGTGGCCATCGGCATCTCGGTCGCGATAGTCCCGGTGACTACAGCTTCCCGCCCCGTGTACCAGTGACCGATCAGCAACAACGCGCCCTGACGAATTGCATTGGTGATAACGAGCGTGCTCCCAACGGGATCCGGTAGCGGCTCACCCTCGGCGATCAGCTTGCGGTTGGTCCACTGTTCGAACGTGCTGAACGCAGCATCGGTGTATCCCTGGATCAGGCTGTCCTCCTCGTCACCGTCAACCCGCAGATGCGACTTCACGGTATCGAGGTCAATCATTTTTCGGCACCAGAGCCTGTAGGACCGGCTTGGTCATGCTGGCCTCGAACGCGATGTTGTTTGCCGTGAGCCATTCCTTCAGCTTGGGAACAGTCATCTTCAGCGGGTCGGTTTCGTTCTCGGCGTCCTTCTGCACCTGGATCGCCGCTTCGATCTCTTCCTGCGAGCTGCGCGAGGAGTAGCCTGCCGGCGGGTAGGTCGCCGCTGGATAGCCGGCCTCAACCCACTCGCCCACAGTAGGACCGTCTTCACGCAGCCCTGCCGCGCTCCGGCGTTCAAGGTACTCCGCCACGCCCAGGTGCTCGACTGCCACCAGCGCGCAACGCTCCGACACATCGTGCTCGCCTGCCTGAAACTCGACCACCTGGTTGCCGTCCACGGCGAACGGAAACGGCTTCTTCACGAGAATAATAGGCATAGAACCTCCGGCAAATGGGCGCCCTCAGGCGCCCAATCAATCAGGCAGCGCTCAGGGTCAGAACCTTGATCGCCTGGGAGTCGACGAGCATGCCGCCGACGCGCTTGGTGGTGTAGAAACCAACGAACGGCTTGTTGGTGTAGGGGTCACGCAACACGCGGGTACCGATACGATCCACGATGGTGTAACCGCGCTTGAAGTCGCCGAACGAGATCGCATTGGCGTCAGCAGCAACGTCGGGCATGTCCTCGTTCTCGGTGATGCCGTAGCTCAGCAGGGTCGAAGGCTGGCCGAGCTCCAGACCTGGACGCCACAGGTAATTGCCATCGCTGTCCTTCAGCTTGCGGACATAAGCGACGGTCAGGTTGGTCATCATGAACCGGGCATTTGCCCGGTACCCGGCCTTGAGCGAGTGGATCAAGTCGATCAGCTTGTCGCCATTGAAGCCGCCAGCAGTGCCGGAGATCAGCTTCTGCAACTTGCCAAACGCTCGTGTTTTGTCGCCGTCGGTGACCAATTCATAAGCCAGATAGCCCTTTGGCTTGTTGGTGCCGTTGCCGAGAGTGAACGCATTGCCTTCCTTCTCGGAGAACTCGCGAGACACCTCGCTATTCAGCCAGCCTTCAGCATCGAAGAAGATATCGTCCAGGCTGGTTTGAGTGGCTTGCGGGTTGGCGTAAATCTCACCCATGAAAGCGGAGATCTGGCCGAGAGTCGGAGTTCCGGTCGCTGGCCGTGGATCGGTTTCACCCACCCAGCCAGACCCAGCGCCACCCAAGCTCACCAGGCGGCGATAGTCTGGAGAACCAACGGTGATCTGGTTGCAGACCTGGCGCATGGGCGAGGTGTCCTTCAGCAACTCGATGATGCTGCGGTCCAGCTCTTCCGGTACCGCGTAGCCGCCGTCGGCATCGGCGCCAATTTGCAGCGCCTTGGCCTGCAGATCACCAAGGCCGGTATCGATGCCCTTGCGCACGAACTGCATGAAGGCGGTCTTGTGCTCGCTTGCAGCCTTAGTGCCGGTGCCGTTGGGGCGCTTCAGGTCGGCCAGTTCCTTCTCGAGCGAAGACTTGAGCTCGTCGAGCTCGCCCAGCTTTTCGTTCAGCGTGTCAACCTGGCCGGAAAGTTTTCCCTTCTCGGCCTCCAGACCTTCGATGCGCTTGTCGTTCTTTTCCTTGAACTCGTCGAACTTCTTGCCCAGGGCATCAGCGACTTCTTTGATGTCTTTTTCTTCAACGGCCATGAGAGGCTCCTTCAATGCGGTCAATAAGGGATTTCAAGTGATTGAGTGATGCGTCGGCACCCGCCTCTCGCGGTGAAACTGCGCCGTAGCCCTTGGCCATAAAGGCCTTGGCCTGGGAGCCAGAGAACCCAACCTCGCGCAGGGCCCGCTCCACTTTGCTGGGTGGCGGGGTTTCGCCGCGGGCCAGCAGAGATTTCACGTCGGTGATCCGGGCTTCATCGTTTGCCGGGAAGGTGACTAGGGAGACTTCCCAGAGATCGATCGCCTTCAGCAGCCATATGCCCTTCTCCTTGTCGTACTCGTAGTCGTCGAGCATGTAGCCGATAGACATGCCCGTCAGGCTTCCCGCCTTCATATGGCCGTGAGCCCGTTTCGCCAGCGGATCAACTTCGGTGAGCAGCCGCCCTTTGACGTACAGCCCAACATCGTCCTCGCGCATCTCGGTGTACACACCGATCGGCTCGCTCATGTTGTGCTGCCAGAGCATGGCCGGCAGCCGGCCTTTCTCCTTCCACTTGGCCAGGCTTGCGGTAAAGGCGCCACGGACAACCACGTCGCCGTAACTGTCCTCCACGCCAAAAACCGAGCCGTAGCCCTCGAACTCGCCGTTGTCGCTGACCGACTTGATGGTCAGCGGAAGGTCAAGGCGCTGTTTTGTCTGCATCGCCGGCAGCCTCTGGTTTGGTGGTCATGTTCATCGGGGTCAGGTACACATCCCCACCCTCGCGCGGGTTCAGGTCTTCCAGCTCACGGCAGTCGTTCGGGCTGAGGATTCCCCACTGGATGCCCTTGCCGTAGGACTCATAGCGGCCTTTCAGGTCGCCTCGCATGAGTCCGCCTGCATTGAATTTGGCGTAGTGGTTGAGCCGGTCTTTCTCGCTGAGCAGGCCGACTTGAATGCGGTGCTCAATTCGAGTCAGGTACGGCACGAGCGAGTAGTTGACGAAGCTCATCCCCAGCTGCTCGACGTTGTTGAGCGTCATCTTGTCCATGTTCGCCACCAGGTGCGGCGGAACGCGGAACAGGCCGCAGATCTGCGCTTCGGTGAGCCGCTTCGACTCGATAAACTGGGTGTCCTGGGCATTCAGGCTGATCGGCTTCCAGTCCAACCCCATCTCCAAGATCATGGGCTTGTAGGCGTTGGCCACCCCCATGTGCTCGCCCTGAAACTCGGTTTTTAGCCGCCCGAATGCCTCGTCAGTGAGCTGCTGTTCAGTTCGCAGGACACCACTGGTGACCGCGCCATTGGTGAACAGCTTGGCCGCATGGGCGTCCATCGCCTGCCCCAGCCCGAGCGCCTGCCTGGCGTATGCGATTGGATTCAAGCCGACGAGTCCGTCGAGCGTGAACAGGCGTACATGCCAGATCTCATCCTGACTCAGGGTCTCCTGACCGGTGCTGAACGTGACCTTGTACTCGACGGACCAGTCGTCCTTGAGCTTCGGCTGAACCCGGTCGGGGTTGATCGGCAGCAACTCGACAACATTGCCAAGGGCCTTGACCTTGTAGGCGTAGAAATTGCCGCGCAGGCACAAACAAGCCACCATGAGCTCCCAGAACTCCTGGGCCGTCATGTAGCCGTTCGGTGCCATGGTGAGTAGTGGATAAAGCCTGTGGCCAGTGGCTGGCACCCTGACCTTGCCGCCTTGCTTCAGCAGCCGGCAAGGCAGCATGCCGATCGACTCGGCCAGCACCCTCACGCAGTTGAAGACCACTAACTGCTGCAAGGCGCTGGTAGTGGTCACCCGCTGACCTGATGCGCTTTCGTAGCCGGAGCCAAGCGCCTGCGCCAGTTTCTCCGACGTATCGATGATCAGCGGATTGCTTTTTCTTCCAAGAAGAGCCTTGAACATCAGCGCCCTCCCCGCACGACGGCATAGGCCGAAAGTGCCATGAGAATCACGCCGCACACCGACAGAGCCACGGCCTCGCCCATGCCGATCCACAGGCCCCGCGCAAGCAGCGCAAACCCTGCCAGGCCTACCGCGTCCGGCAAGGATTCGCGCAGACGAGCGAGCGCGGACGATCCACCACTGCGGGGCGCCTCGTTGTGAGAGGTCATAGAGTTCTGATTCCGTGCTTGGTGATGTGGTCGGAGAGCGTTTCCTCCGGGTTTGCGTTAGCCAGCACCCGGCCAACCGCCATGATCAACGCCACTGCACCGTCGATCTTGTTGTCTTCGCCCTGCTTGATTGGTCGCACCACGTCATCGTTGCCGGGCAGGTTCTTGCCGATGACGTTGCCGATACACCAGGTCATGATCGGATTGCCGTCGTGATGGAACCTGCCGGCCTCGATTGCGGCCTCCAGCTCCTTCATGCCGTCGGACATGTTGGTGTAGTTCTGGGTGATGGTGATCGGGTTGAAACCCTCGTCGTCCAGGTCATGACTCAGACCCGTGGCGCCGTGCGGGTCGATCGGGCTCTCCCTGATCGGTGCCAGCTTGTTGGCTTCTTTGGTGTCCTCGAGAATTTCGCGGTAGTCCACCTCGGCGCCAGGTGTGGCGGTCAGGTGTCCGGTATTGACCCAGGCCTGGAATCGCTCGGCCATGCGCTTGTTGTCCACGTCGTTCGCGGTGTCCTCGGGCACCCAGAACGCCGGAGCCACGCTGTAGTAGTGGATCTTTCCGTCGATCTCGCGCCAGAACAGCCTGGCCCTGGAGTTCATGTCGAGCTTGCGCGCCAGGTCGAAACCCGCCATCCACTCCTGCCCCTCGAACTGCTCAAGCGTGAGCGTCTTGTCCTCGCAGGCCTTCCAGCTTTCCATATTGAAGAAGCCGGACTTGGCGCTCACCCACAGGTTCAGGTGCTTGGTCTTGAACGTGTTGGTGAAGCGCGCCGAGCGGATCGCCC